CGTGAAACTGCTTGATGTCGTTACCGGCCCCTGGGCCATTCAGCCCGAAAAGCTCCTGGGGATTCAGGAGATTTACGCAACGCATTTGCGCGGCGAAAAAATCGACATTGAAGCCGTTGAAAAGCGCCTCGGCCGTCCGCTGAACAATGAGCCGCAAGGCTACCAGATCGTCGACGGCGTTGCGGTGCTGCCCGTCAATGGCGTATTGGGCAAACGGGCGAACCTCTTCACCCAAGTCTCCGGCATGGCCAGTACCGAAATGCTCGGCAACGACTTCAAAGCCGCGCTTGATGATCCGAACATCTCCGGCATCGTTCTATTCGTCGATTCCCCCGGCGGCACCGTCGACGGCACGCAAACGCTGGCCGATATTGTCGCCAGCGCTCGCGGTATCAAACCCGTCGTCACCCTGGCCTCCGGCTGCATGTGCAGCGCGGCCTACTGGATTGGCGCGTCGGCCGCCGAAATCTATATCTCGTCAGGCACTGACCAGGTGGGCAGCATTGGTGTCGTCGCCGGGCATAAAGACATTTCCGCTGCCGAGGCAGCGCAAGGCGTCAAGACCACCGAAATCACCGCCGGCCAATACAAGCGGGTGGCCAGCCAATACGCGCCGCTCTCCGAAGCCGGCCGCGCCAATATTCAAGAAACCGTGGATTACCTCTACGGCATTTTCGTCGCCGATGTTTCCAAAGCGCGTGGCGTTTCCGAAGAAAAAGTATTAAGCGATATGGCCGATGGCCGTGTCTTTATTGGGCAGCAGGCAATCGACGCCGGCCTTGTGGACGGTGTTTCCACACTAGCCGGTGCGATTAATCGCGTCCATCAACTTGCTGCCGGTGTTGCAGTCAAGCCAACCACCTCCCAGACAGTCCAAGGAGAAATCATGGATCGTGAATCCATCCTGGCAGCTCATCCCGAGCTTGCCGAAGCCTTCCGTGCCGAAGGTGCAACCGCCGAGCGCGCGCGCATCCTCAGTGTCGAAGCGCAAAGTATGCCCGGCCATGACGCGCTGATCGCCACCCTTAAAGCCGATGGCAAAACATCCGGCGCCGAGGCGGCCATGCAAATCCTGGCTGCGGAAAAATCCAAGCTCGCCAGCATGGCCAGCCAGATCAATGCCGATGCCCCCGCGCCCGTGCCTCACGCTGTTTCGCCGCAAGAAAGCGAAGCACCGGCCAAGAACGACCGCGAAGCGCTGCACGCCAAGGCCAAAGCCTACCAGGCCGAGCACCCCGGCACCGACCTCATGGCCGCCCTGCGTGCCGTCCAAGTTAAATAAGGAGACACCCTCATGTCTGCACAATCCATTGCACTGCTTTCCCTGACGCTCGGCCTGACCGGCACCGTGGCGGCCAGTCGCTTCGTCAAGGCCGATGGCACCCAGTCCATTGCTGATGCAGCCACCTTTGGCGTTTGTCGCCAAGGCGGCGTGTCGGGCGATAACGTAACCGTCGACGTCATGGGCACCGCCATTGTTGAAGCCGGTGCTGCCGTGGCCAAAGGCGCCACTCTCAAGGCCGATTCGTCTGGGCGTGGCATTACCTGGGTCAGCTCCGGCGCCAAGATCGGCCTGGCACTCGAAGCGGCTACCGCTGCCGGCCAGATGATCGAAGTCCTGCTCATCCCTAACGTCGCTTAATCAAGGAACCATCATGGGTCAACTCACCACCTCCGGCGCCCGCGTCATCGATCCGATCCTGTCGGAAATTGCCCAGGGCTACAAAAACCCCGACATGGTTGGTCTCAACCTGTTTCCGGCCGTGCCTGTCATGCAGCGCGGCGGCAAGATCATCAGCTTCGGCAAAGAAGATTTCGCGCTCTACAACACCATCCGTGCACCGGGTGCCAATACCAAGCGCGTCCAGTTCGGCTACGCATCGGGCAATTACACCCTGGAGCAGCACGCCCTTGAAGCGGTTGCCCCGTGGGAACTGATGCAGGAAGCCAGTATCGCAGCCCAGATCAACCTGGCCACCATGTCCGTGCGCAAGGTGCAAAACATCATCGCCCTGCGTCTGGAAAAAGCCCAGGCCGACATTGCCACGACGGCCGCCAGTTACGCCGCCGGCAACAAGGTCACGCTGTCCGGCACCTCGCAATGGTCCGACTACACCGGCACTTCAAACCCTTCCAAGGATATTGAAACCGCCAAAGAAGCCATCCGCCAGCAAATCGGACGTCCGGGCAACACCGTCATCCTGTCCGCTCTGGCCATGAAGGCGCTGCGTCAGCATCCGCAAATCATCGACCGCATCAAATACACCGGCCGCGATGTTGTCACCACCGAGATTCTCGCTGCGCTCTGGGGTGTTGACCGTGTGGTCGTTGGCGGCGCGGTGTATTCCGACAACACCGGCGCCATTGCCGACGTATGGGGTAAGTTTGTGGTTGTCGCCTACACCCAGACCGGCAGCGTTGCCGATCTCGGCGAGCCGACCTACGGCTACACCTACCGCCTCGATGGCGCGCCGTATGTCGAGGAAGGCTATGCCGACAAGAACGCCAAGTCGGACATTTACCCGGTCACCGATGAGGTTTCCCCGGTCATCGCTGCGGCGGTGGCTGGCTACCTGATCACCGCTGCGGTCGCCTGATCATGGCTAAGAAGACGTTTTTTGTCTGCGAGCCGTTGCGTCATGACGGCATCGACTATGCCGTCGGTGAAAAGCTGGCGCTCGAAGCCAAGGAGGCCGCTGGCCTTCTGGCGGCGGGCGCACTCTCTGCCGATGCTGTCGCGGTTGAATCCACCGAAGAAGCCGAGCAAGCCGCGGCCGAATCGGAATCACCGGCTGAATAAGCATGTGGGATGCCGCCGACCTCGCCGCTTTGATCAACCCCGACATGCCCGGTTATGCGCTGGGCGCCAAGGCTGATCTCAGCACGGTCGACGGCCTCTTTCGCAACGGCTACGCCGAAGCATTCGGCATGGTATCGGGGAGTAATCCCCGGTTTTACTGTGCCGAATCCGTCGCGCCAGCCCGAAACGAAAGCCTCACCGTGGATCTCGTGGTTTATACCGTCGCCGAAATCAAGCCTGACAAGTTGGGCGGGGTTTGGCTGGATCTGGAAAAGCAATGAGCCAGCACGTCGCCAGCCAGATCATCGCCGCAGTCGAAGCCCGACTTGCACCGGTGGCGTCTGTCGCAATCATGCCGCTCTATGCAATTCCACTCGAAATCCTGCCGGCCATCGTCATTGAAAACATCGAAGACGAAACGCTGCAGCAAATCGGCCCTGGCCCAATGCACGAGACGCACCGCCTCATCTTTGAAGTATTCGGCTGCAGCGCTGCTACCACCGGCTTTCATACGGTGGCAGGTGTGCTGCGGACTGACATCGAAAAAGCCCTGCTGGCTGCCAGCAACGATATTCGCCTCGGTGGCCTCTGCCGGCCTGGGCTGAAGCGTAGTGCAGCCCTGTTTCGCTACGACGCCGAAAGCCTGCAAAAGCCAGTCGGTGGTTGGGCCATGAAGTTTGAATGTGTGTATCAGCTCAAAACTGATGCGCCAGACATCGCAATTTAAGGAGCATCACAAATGAGCGCATTTATCGGAGCCGGCATTGTTTCAGTCGCCCCCTGGAGTGACGTCACCGCGTTTGACACATTGGTATTTGTCGACGTCGGTAACGTATCCAAGCTGTCATACAACTTCACCGAAGACCGCAAAGAGCTTAAAAACTACCGCACCGCAGCGGGCGGCACTTATGCCTCAGTCGCCCGAATCGACAAAGCCGAAATGTCGCTGGATTTCCGCGACTTCTCCGCAGCCAATCTCAAGCTGGCACTGTGGGGCGATTCAGCTACCGCTACCGGCACCACCACCATTGAGGCCATGCTCAGTAGCGCCCCGGTGATGGCTGTCAAGTTTGTGGGCGTCAATCTGGTCGACGGCAAAGACGTGACCGGCAAGTTCTTCAAAGTTCGCCTCGGTGCCCCACAGGGCATTGAAATGATCGGCGAAGACTTCGGCACCCTGTCCATTTCCGGCACGCTGGAAGCTGACACCAAGATTGTGACCGTCGGTAAGTCGCAGTACTTCCAGTTGTTGCTTGAAGACTGATGAGCGCAACCAAGGTCGTTGAACTTTCCGGCCTCTCCGCAACGGTCAGAGAATTGACCGTTGCGGAGGTTCGCGCCTGGGTCGTTGAACAAGAAGCCGGGGCGGCCGTTGACCCCTTACGCGCCATGATCTTTGACGACTGCAGCCTGGACGACCTGGCCCGAATGTCGGATGTCTCAGCCGAGACGCTGGAAGGCATGACCTACAGCCAGCTAGTCCCGCTACGCGACGCCTGCAAAGGACTCAACCCGCATTTTTTCAAAGTACGGGCGGCTCTACTCGGGGTCGCCCGGCAAATTCAAGCCGAAATCGAATCCATGACCTCGACCGATCAATCAGCATAGCCGCCATGCGCGGCCATAGCGGGGTCATGGCTTACCCATGGCGATTGTATGTAATGGCAGTTGAGGTAATGAATGGCGAATCCACCCATTGAAGTAAAGATTACGGGCGATGCCAGTGGCCTGACCAAAGCCACGGCCATCGCTCAGGGCTCGCTTGCCAAGCTGCAGGCGCAAATGGGCTCGCTGGAAACGCTCTCCGCCAAAGGCTTTTCATTCAGTGGGCTGGCTGGCATTGGCCTCAGTGCCACCGC